AAGGCGGGCGGCATCTTTCGTGGTCACTTGCTTATGACCTAGCCTTCTCATTTCAGAGGCTAGAAGGTCAAGATGGGCGGCGGCGGTCTCCTCTCGAAGGGGCGGCGTCGGGGCTTCGAGCCTGGAGATCCTCTGGCGGTCATATGCTCGTTCGAGGGCGACCTCTTCCCGGAAGGCGTCCAGCTCCTCCCTGAGCTTGTGGATCTCATCTTCCTGGCGCTGAATTTCCCTCTGTCGTTGCTGGGAGATGCACTGGAGCCGACGGATCTCATCCTCCTGCTGCTGGAGGACCTCGGTTAAAAGATGCTTAATTCTTGGGTCCTCATCGAAAAGCTTATCCGCCAGAAGGGCCATTTTATCCTTGGTCGTGGATCGGCCTCTGGCATCCGCTAGGGGCTGGTCTTCTAATGTCCTCATTCTTCTATCACCTTCTATTGTGGTTACATGCGGTTACTGCTTTGGGATTCTATCTAAATAATCTTTTTGCCGAGTTCCAAATCCCACAAATCAGTTTGGTTATGTGACTCTCGCCACTAAATTTATATGGGATAGTCACATAACTATATTACATGGCGAGGCAGAAGATCGTTTACGAAACCACAAGCGGGGAGGAGATCAAGGCCTTGAGAGAGGAGGCCCGGAAGCTGCGAGACGAGGCGGCAAAGCTCCGGGCTATCAGGGGGCTGGAACCGGCGGCGAGGGAGAGAGAGGCGGAGGCGGCCAGGCTGGGGGGCGAGGCTGAGGCTCTGTGGGATGCGGCGCGGCTGGAGGCGTTGACGGTATACCTCGGCCAGGTGGAGAAGATCACCGCGAAGGGGCCGAAGACCTATGAGTACTTTTTCGCATCTTGGAAGGCGGGGGACAAGGTCGTTAACAAGTACATCGGCTCTCCTCGAAAGATGACCCGAGAGGCAGCCACGGCGAGAGCCCGAAAGCTGAAGGCAGAGGCGCTTGAGCTTCGCTAATGCAGAAAGGTCTAATAGACCTTTCTGCTTTGATGCTGTAAATAACTTTCCGGGGGAAAAAAATGGATGTTTATATCGATGAGTCTGGTGATTTAGGATTCGGCCAAAACGCATCCGACTTTTTTGTGTTGGCTGCGATCATAACAAAAGACTCGTCTGCGATTGATAAATGCATTAAACGTATTAGAATGAATAGATTATCTAAAAAATATAAACAGACTTCTGAACTGAAATTTAACAACTCGAATGATGCGATCAAAAGGCGTATTCTTGAATGCATCGCGAAAACAGATAGCAATTTAGCCTATATAATACTGCATAAACGTAAATCCAGTTTGACGATAAACGATAGCGCACAACACATACACGATCACATGTTTAAAAAACTATTATTTGAAATAATTATAAACTGTAATCTAAACGGAACTGTGAACGTTTGCCCCGATAAGTCCATGTATACGATAGATGAAGACGTCCTTGGACAAAAATTGGACAGGTGCTCATTAAAACTGGAGCCGCTTGATTCTAGGCAATATCCGTGCATCCAAGCAGCTGACTTTATTGCAGGGACAATAACTCAAAAATATCGTGGAGATAGTATCCACTATCAAAAGATAGAGTCGTGTTTTGCTGTAACAATTGATTATATCTTCGAAAATAAATAAGTGCTCATGGTGAACCCTTCTTTACTTCGTCCCACCCGCCCATAGGCGGCCTCATCCTTTTCGAGAAGGCTTTACTCACCACGGTACCATCGTACATATACCATGGTACATGTAACGATTAAATAGCTTTCGCCTATTTATATTCTATCAATTTTAGTATTCTAAATACATTATTAAATATATACGCGTTATAATGATGATTACAGAGATTATATAAAATAATCAGTTTGCGTTCAGCGCTCGATTTTAGCGGCTTCTGAGATAGCGTCGTGCTTGGTGAATTGATCGGAGAACAAGCGATTGCCTTTCACGTTCTTGTTTGAGTAATCTATTTAAATATACAGGAGAATGTTATCTTATGAGCAACTTGGATGAATTAAATGAGACATTTCAGTCGCTTCGCGAAACGTGGGCTTTAGAAATAGCAACAGACATCGACTTGAAGCTCCAAGAGTACGCCGCAAACTGGAAAGAGACTATACCTGCGAGCGATAATAGCTTAACTCACGTAAAGTGGAGAATTCTTTTCGAAACACAGAAAGCCCGAATAGATCTCCTCAAGGCAATCATGAGAGATTAAGCAATACTTTACACTGTGATTGTCTAAAAACTCCCCTATCTTTTTTACAGTCTCCTAAACCAGATGAGTTTACTCGATGATTGCACTTGTTCTACACACTATGGGAATCTTCGTGATCCGTCGCGCAAAGGTATGGGTAAATGGATCGAGTTTGGGCTTATCCGAGGGGGTCTCTCGCAGCAAAGGCGCACGATAGCGGTTTTTTGGCGGGAATTTTGAGCGGCGAGGGCGTCGTTTTTGTAGGAGTGGAGGGGTAAGACGACACAGGTCCAGGGGGGGAACAATCTATAAATATAATGGGGCACAATTGGGACACATGCCAGTGGTGATGGAGAAAAGGCTGAACGTCCGCGTTCCGAAGGACATCTATGATCAAGTCGTAGACATAGCAGTCAAGGAAAATACCTCAGTTGGAACCATCGTCCGTGAAATCGTGGAGGACTACCTAGAATTTGGGCCCGAGAAGGAGATGTACGACAGAGACATAACGAAGCTCCTCGGGGATAAAGAAAGGCTTTTTGAGGCGAATAAGACGCTTCTTAAGTCGCTTGACTCCATGTACGATACAGTCGCGACATTCAATCGGATGATCATCACTATTTTGAATGCATGCATTCCCGTGTTGGAAGGAAAACCAGAGTGCTGGGAAGCCGGAGAGCTAGTCAAATATCTCAATCGCATCAAGATCATAACCGAAATAGCCAGTAAAAACACGCCTGGTACCGTGGACGAATAATATGTTTAAATATGAAGAAGACAAGTGAATACTAATGTCTCCCGATACGATGGAGCGAAAGCTCGTGATCCGAGTTCCGGACTGGTTGTATGCTAGAGTTCTGAGCATGGCCGACAAAAATGAGGTATCGATGTCAACGGCGGCGAGGGAGCTGATGTTGGACACCTTGGAATACGGCGACAGAATCGACGAGTATCGAGCTAGAATAAAAAATCTCCAGGAGCAGAATGATAGCATCCTAGGAACATACACTTCGCTGTTGAATCAGACCGAGATTGCGCAGACTAATTTTAACAGTTGTGTCATCTCGCTGATGGCTGTCCTGGAAGGCAAAGTCTCTGAAGACGAAAAACGACATCTTGTGACACAATTCGCCCCATACGCTGAGCTGGCCAGGAGGCAGCAGGATGAGGCTAAACGTCAGTATGAGGAGCGTCAGAAAATGGTGGCTGAGGCAAAAGCCGCTGCGCGAAAGAAGAAGTCGGTAGATGAATAGAATGCGACTTCGGCTAGACCCCGAAGTCGCCCAGGTGACAACTAACACGGGCGTGTCAGTCTATGATAGAATGCAATTTTAGAGGATATAAGTTTCGCGGTGTTTTCCGCGAACAAGACGACGATGTGGAGATCGCATCCAGGATAGACCGAGACATCGACAGAGAGAGTAAGCAGTGGGGGCGGTCAAGATGAAAGCGGAACCGTTACCCACAGGCGATTACTTTCCCCCCACACATGGCGAAAAAATAAGAGACATCAGGCCAGAGGTGAGGGGATGAACGCCCCTCGACCCATCGCCCTCGACGTCTGGCATCGAAATGTACCCGATGCACTGAGGGCGGTAGAAGGCTGGATTCTGTGGAAATATACCCTCGTCAATGGAAAATGGACCAAACCGCCATTTAACGAAGACGGGAAGAAGATCGACGCCCACGATCCCGCAGAATGGATGACATTTGTCCAGGCAGTCCAGGCCTATCAGAAGGGCGGCTTCGACGGTATAGGGCTCTCTCTCAACGCTATGGAGGCTCTCGCCGGGGTCGACCTAGACCACTGCGTCAATGGGGCAAAGATCGAGCCCTGGGCCTTGGAGATCGTCGAGGAGCTGGGAAGCTACGTTGAGATCTCTCCAAGCGGTGAGGGGCTCCGAGTCCTGGGATATGGGAAGCTCCGGCGAGAGGGACGCAAAAAGGGTAATATCGAGATGTACGACGGGGGTCGGTATCTCACCTTTACCGGCCACAGGCTGGACAGCGCAACCTCTGATATAGAGGACTTCGACGAGGCACTCGATCGAGTACACCGCCGGATATGGAGCGCCTCCCAGGAGGCCCCCACCACCCACGGCGAGGGGGGAAAAGTGGGCGATGATCTGGCCGAGAGATTCGCAGCCCTCTGCGATGACGACCCGAAGTTTAAGGATAGATACTATTCTCCAGCGAGTGTCGGCGATCGATCGGACCACGAGTTCCACCTCTGCGCCAGGCTGTGGGAAGAGGGGTTCTCCGAGTCCGAGATCAGATCTTTGATGGACTCCAGCCCACAGGAGAAATGGAGAGAGAGGGGTGCCGACGACTACAGAGACACCACAATCAGAAGAGCGATCCAATCAGCAGCGGCGCCGAAGGGGAACACCGGTGGGATCGAGGAGGCAAAGCCGATCACCGAGGAGGAGCTAGCCTCCAGGAAGATGGATCACGGCCCAAAATTCGAGCTTAACCTGCCTGGGAACCACTATCTAACCCGCTATATCGCATACGGGCGAGACGTATCGGACGCCTACCCCGATTACTGGCTCGCTGGGGGGCTCTATCAACTGGCTGTGATTGCCGATAAGAAAATATGGGTCAAGCTGCGACAGGGGCCGGTCTATCCAAACCTCTACATCTTCATAGCCGGAAGATCGAGCCTCAGCCGCAAGAGCACCGTCGCCGACATCACCGAGTCTCTTCTCAACGATCACCGACCGGGGACGGCGATCAATGCAGTCCCGACAGAGTTCTCGCCGGAAGCCTTCATCGAGCACCTCGATGAATGCCCCCATGCCCCGTGGGTGAGAGACGAGGCTGCCGGAATCTTGTCGACCATGAGACGGGACTACATGAGGGGCTTCAAAGATTCGCTGATGCAGTTGTACGATTGCCGACCCATTCACCGGAAGCTGAGGACCAACAGGCGGACGAAGAGTAAAAACGAGTTTAACGTGGACGACCCCTATCTCAACGTCCTGTGGGCGACGACCGACTCCTCGTTAGCGGCTAACACCGAGATCAACGACACCCTCAGCGGCTTCATGGCGAGGTTCATCTATCACTTCCCGAGGAGACCCAAAGAGCGATGGCTTCCCCTGGAGGAAGGCGAGGCGATGAACTCCGAGCTGGAGCTCGTCGTCAAGGGACAATTGGCTGCCATGTCAAAAACCGTCTCCGAGATGGTGAGACAACAGCTTAATTTCAGTAAAGAGGCGGCAGAGTACTGGACCCGGTGGCAAAAGCAGCGGGCAAGGGAGATCGAGAGGAGAGACGACGCCAACGAGATGCAGATTCACAGCAGGTTGGTTCCGTTGGTGGCTAAACTGGCGATGCTCTTCGAGCTGGGATCTTCTGACTTCGATCCGGCATGGAGACGACCTATCCGGCTCGAGTACGTCATCGAGGCTTGTCGGCTTGTGGACGAGTACTATCAGCCCATGGCCATGGCCGTCTATGACATGGTTGGCCGGGACCTGGAGCGGAACATTATCGACCGGATCATAGCGTTTTTGAAGAGGCATGGCGGCGTCTCTACCAAGCGGGAAATATCCAGGCATGTGAAGATCAAGGCGAAAGAGCTTCAGGAATACCTCGATACCATGGCCGGGGATGGGACCGTCGAATATTGTGAGATCCAGAACCCCAGAGGGGAATCTACGGTTAAGGTCGTTCTTAATGTCGGAACTGTCTATACCGTCGATAATGTCGATACTGTCCATACTGTCACTCGTAACACTGAGGATCGAGAGGATAAACGTAACACTAGATCAGAAGATAAATCATCTTCTTGTGGGAATCATGTTACTAAAAAGGAGCCCAAACTAGGTGACAGTGGTGACACCGGTGACTGTAGTGACAGTATCGACAGATTGACAGTATGCTCACCTCCACGGCCCCCGAAGCCAAACGTGGCGGCGGTCCCCGAAAAGACCGAAGCGAATACCATCTTCGGCTTGAGCATCCCCGCCTACTTGGACATCGGAGGAGGCCAAGTCCCGACGGTCAAGCAGTTGATGAAGGTGCAGAAGGAGTGGCCGAAGGATAAGGCAGTGATGGCTATCGGGATGCTGGAGCAACAGGGATATTCGAGGGGGTTCAATTGTCCGGATTAGGATAATTAACCAAAGCTATTTATATAGCGATTGTCCTAATAGTACACACAATGAGCAAAGGCGGTCCCGTATTCGAAGATGAAGAGGCCGAGATACTGGAAGCCCTGAAGGCGGGCCGGTCCGTCCGGGACGTGGCCGAAGAGTTTCAGAGAGGGACGGGAACGATATCCCGGATCGCTTCCAGGAACGGCCTGGATCTAGGGGAACGTTCCACCACAAAAAGGGCCGCTCTTATCAAGTCCTGTTACGCCTCCGAAGACAGGATCAAACTGATCGGCGAGGCCCTGAACAAAGGCCGAGAGCTTCTGAAAGCCTGCGATAACCCCCGCGATTTTCAATATCTGATGACCGGCTTTGCGATCGGCATCGATAAGCGGCGGCTGGAAGAGTCCACCGACCCATCGGCGAAGGGCGGAGAGATCCGCATATTGTTTGAGAAGATGGGCGAGGAGGCGGAGACTTGAGCTTCCAGGTTCCCACCGGAAAGCAGCGGGACTTCTGCCTCGGTTCCGATGCAAGGGTGAACATTCTCCACGGCGCTGTCAGATCGGCGAAGACCGTCGGGGCTAACGTCCGGTGGCTCCGGGCCGTCCTCGAGGCTCCGGCCGGGGTCAACCTGCTGATGACCGGGAAGACCCTCACGAGCCTGGAGAGGAACGTCCTTCTGCCTATCGCCTCCCTGGTAGGCCCTCAAAACTTCGAGTACCGGCGGTCCCTCAAGGTCGCCACCATATACGGGCGGCATATCCTTTGTGAGGGAGCCAACGACGAGAGCGCCTTCACGAAGATCGCAGGCCTCACCCTCGGCGGTGCCCTGGTCGATGAGGGGAGCCTAACACCTGAGAGCTTCTTCAACATGCTGATCTCTCGTCTCTCCGAGCCGGGCTCTCAGCTCTTCCTCACGACGAATCCGGGCCCGCCGGCTCATTATCTAAAGAAGAAATGGATCGACCGGGAGGACGAGCTGGATCTCAAGACCTGGCATTTCGAGCTGGAGGATAACCCCTGGCTGGACCCCCTGTACGTCGCCGAGCTGAAGCGCCAGTTCGGGCCTCGAGGATCTCTCTTCTATCAGAGGTACATCGATGGCCTGTGGGTGGCTGCTGAGGGCGCCGTTTACCGAAACTTCAACCGGGATATTCACTGCATCCCCCGCCTCCCCGACGGCCGGATTGAGGAGATGAGAGTCGCTGTGGATCCTGGAGCCACTCACCCCACGGCGATGCTGAAAGGCTTCCGGATCGCCGATAAGTGGTACATCGCTGGAGAGTACCGGAAGGCCGACAAGTCCCCGGCTGAGGTCTCGAAGGACCTGAAGAAATTCCTGGCTGGGATGTATCCGACATCGATCGACGTCGACCCGGCGGCGAAGGCTCACCGGCTCCAGTTTGTGGGGGATGGAATCGAGGGCGTCCAGCAGGCCGATAACGACGTTCTCAACGGGATCCAGAAGGTGATCAACGCCTTCGACCAGGGATGGCTCTACCTCGTCGGCCCGTCGACCGAGATGCTCCAGGAGGAGCTGGAGGGCTACCGATGGGACCCCAAAGCCACCGAGCGGGGAGAGGACGCCCCCATCAAAGAAGACGACGACCTCGTCGACACCCTTCGCTACCTGGTTAACAGGATCAGCAAGAGCCGCCGTGTTACCGATTTTAGGAGGCCTTCAAGATGACCGTATTCACTACGTTAGATTTTCTGAAGCCCGGCCAGAAGTGGCCGCCAGACAAAGACCGGCTGGCTCGATATGCAAAGAACCGGCTGCTAATGGAGGGAGACCACGATCTCGTCTTCGCTGGACTGAACGAGGACGACGCCCCCCGGATCATCAAGATGCGTGTCAACTGGTTCAAGCGGATCATGACCCTCTTCAGCGACCTGGCTGTGGGGAACCCGCCGAAGATCACGGCCGTGGATCAGACCACGGTGGACCGGATCACCGACGATAACGCCTTCGAGATCCTCGTCTACGACCTCTTCAGCGACCTGATCGCCTTCGGGGATGGGGTCCTCAAACCCCGATGGGATGGGAAGCGTGGGGTTATCAGTCGGATAGATCCCCGTCACTGGTTCCCGGTAGTGGACCCCGACGACGCCGGAACCTTCACGGCTCATGCCCTGGCCTGGGAGGTCAAACAAGGCGACGACCGATACGTCAAGGTGGAGATCCACAAGCCCGGAAAGATAGAGCACCGGCTCCTTGAGCTAACTTCCGACGGCAAAGAGATCAAAGAGCCCGTCGACCTGGCCACCATCCCGAGATACGCCAGCCTGACGCCCGAGGAGGAGACGGGGGTGGCCGGCTTCCTGGTCTTCCCCTTCTCCAACCTGAAGGCAGGGGACGGCGTCTTCGGGCTGGACGACTTCAAAGACGTCTCCGACATCGTTGAGGAGATCGAGCGGCGGCTGATCAAGGTCTCGGGGACCCTGGACACCTTCGCCGATCCCTGGATGTGTGGCCCGTCGGGGCTCAGGGTCCGAGATCCGATCACGGGCGAGATCGTGTGGGCGTCTGATGAGAAGTACATCGCCTTGAACGAGGACGAGCGGAACCCCGAGATCCTGGTGTGGGATGCTCAGATGGGCGCCACATTCACCCAAATCGAGACCCTTCTCTCTCAGCTCTACGTCATGGCCGAACTGTCCCCGGCTGCCTTCGGTGAGACTAAGAGCGGCCTGGCCGAGTCGGGAAGCGCCCTCAAGCGCCTTATGCTCCCCACGCTGGCGAAGGTCAACCGGCTCCGGCTCCGGATCAGGCCGAAGCTCGTCGAGGTCCTGAAGACCACTGCAGAGCTCGAGGTTGCATCCCGGATGAGCGGATCTCAGGCCCTCACCAACGTCTCCCTGGAGTGGAGGTCGTCTCTTCCTGTCGACCCCGTAGAAGCGGCAAAGGTGGAGCTAACGAGACGTAGCGCGCGGGCGACTTCAACCAGAGGGAGCCTGGCCCGGCTGGACCCCGACGCATCCGAGGAGGACCTGGAGGCCGAAGTGGCGAGGATCGAAGAGGAGGAGGGGGGCTCGGCTCCCATCCTCTGAGTATCTAACTCGACAGATTTATAATGTCAAAGGCGCATACATATGAATCGGAGGAGTTATATTGAAAATAGTTCTCGCATCGATATTGTGTTTGTGTCTGGCAAGCCAAGTTGCATTTGGAGTATCGGAAGGTGATCAAGAATGGATAAATCTTGTCACAGTAGCCGCCGGGTTTATGGTCCAAGATATGGAAGACATAACTGCGGCATCAGAAGCCTTCGATTTTGATGCATTGAGTGACGGATTTGCAGCCTTGTATGGTCATGCAACCGAAGCGAAAAAATTGAATGATGAATGCTCCGTTTCATATGCATTCAGAACGTCCAAACAAGAATTTGGCTACGCACTGGATGATTTTGCAAACGCGGGTTTGTATGGCTATATGGGTGTAGATGAGATGGATGCTGACAAGATTACTTTGGCAAGCCAGTATATTACAAGTGGATCAGGGCATTTGACTAGAGCCGCGAACGCCCTTCCACAGTAATTTTTGCTCTTCGAAATCCAGGGGCCCCTCCGCTAACCCAGATTCGAGCGGGCGCCTTCGCCTCGATCGGTTATTGTAGGCTCTGCGCTAACCAATCTTTTGTAAAAATTTGTTTTTGATCATCTTCCTTCATTGCGGGGACACCACTATAATGCTTTCACAAAAAGGACAAACATTTAAATAGTATGTTAGTTAATATCTACAATTAGGCAAACGAAGGCCGTGAACTTCGGAGATTCAAACCCATGACCGATGATGAAAAGAAATTCACTCAGGCAGATGTGGACCGCTTCATCCAGGAACGGGTAGCCAGAGAGAAGGCGAAGTATGCCGATTACGACGAGATCAAGGCTGAAAATGCCGATCTCAAAGCGAAGCTGGCTGATCACGAATCCAAGAACCTGGACTCTCTGAAAGCGAAGATCGCCACCGACCTGAAACTCCCTCCTTCCCTGGCGGGACGCCTCCAGGGGACGACCGAGGCGGAGCTGAAGGCCGACGGTGAGAAGCTGCTGAAAGAGATCGGACCCAAAGAGCCTGTAGGGGGCGGTGGCAATCCGGCGGGCGAGACAAAGAAACCCCTAACCCGCGAGGCCGTGAAGGCCATGAAACCGCAAGAAATCATCGAGCACATGGATCAGATCAAGAGCCAGATGAAAGAGGGCACTTTGAGGTAAGATCACATGGCAATAACGAATTTCATAGGAGAGGTTTGGGCCGCCCAAATCCTCCAGAGTCTCCAGAAGTCCCTGGTTTACGGCCAGGCCCCGGTGATCAACCGGGACTATGAGGGCGACGTGAAGGGGAAGGGCGACACGGTGAGGATCACCGCTCACGGCCCGATAACGATCGACAACTACGACAAGACGGCCGGACTCGGCGATCCCGAGGAGCTGGACGACGCCTCCACCACGCTGGAGATCACCCAGGCCAAATACTTCAACTTCAGAATCGAGGACATCGACAAGGCTCAGATGAACGTGCGGCTGATGGAATCCGCCACGAGAGACGCGGCCTATCGGCTCGCCGAGGTCGCCGACGAGTACATCGCCGGAATCATGGCCGCTCAGGCCGGCTCTGCTGTGGGGGCTGACGGGTCCGATAAGATCTTCGACGGGACGACCGACATCGTAACCGAGGAGCTGCTTGAGGTTAAGCAGAAGCTCGATGAGGCCAACGTGCCCACCCAGGGCCGCTGGGTCATCCTTCCTCCATGGGTTACTAAGGTGATGTTCCAGGAGGACACGATCACCACGCCGGTTTGGTCCGGGGTGGAGGGCGTCATGCTCAACGGCCAGATAGGCCGGATCTATGGCTTCGACGTGCTCCAGTCCAACAACGTCCCCAACGCCGCCGGGGACCACTACAAGGTCCTGGCTGGAGTATCGAGGGCGTGTACCTTCGCCGATTCTGTGAACGAGACCGAGGCTTACAGGCCTGACAAGTTCTTCGCCGACGCCCTCCGGGGCCTCCATTGCTACGGCGCGAAGGTCATCGATCC